GTTGTTGATTATATTAATAATCAGGCCTGGGCTCCAACAAGTGCAGACGTTGGGCTTATTGAAAACCCGGGGTCTTTTGGGTCTTATATTGGAGTGGCACAAGTAATAACTGAACCATTCTTACAAGCAACTATATTATCTACAACGCTTGTCATACCAGTAGAGTCAATTTTTCCCGTACCAAGTCAATCACCATTAGAATACTGGCCGGAATCTGGTTACGCAAATATTGGTTCAGAGGTTTTCTTTTATGAGGGTATCAATAGAGCTGCGGGGAGCGTGAGTGGTTATGATGAATTCGCAATAGCTTCAACTGCTGACCGTGGTGTGCTAGGCACGACGGCGGCTGGACATACAGCCGGTGCAACCGCTTTGTTCACCCTTATTCTTGTTGGTGCAACAACTAAAATAGAATACAATAAGTCATTAGGTGTTTTTAATATTTGGACAAAAACGACAGAGGTTTGGGATCCTACGGGTTATTATGGAGATAATGGTTGGACGACAGATTCTAATATTTACTTGCTACCATGCCCTGAAGACGTTGTGACTTTCTTTGAAACGGGTCCGGGTGTAACTGGCGAATGAGTCTATCTATAGCGTTGGCTAACGGGTTACCAAAGGACGAAATTCGTGCGTTATTACTATCAGAAATGCAACGACGCATGGAATCGCGGAAGACGCGCTGGACAGCACTCGAGGGTCCACAGAAGAAGTTTGTTAATAGTGAGCATCCTCATATACTGTTCGGCGGAGCGCGAGGAGGTTCTAAAAGCGTTGGAATGCTTCTAGCGTTTCGCAAGCATGCAGAGAAATACGGGAAGGAGGCACAAGGTCTTCTGTTCCGTAGGTCATTCCCAGAAACGGGAGAACTCATAAAGCTGGGTCAGTATGTATTCGTACAAGAAGGTTGGGAATGGAAGGTTGGTGAGAGAAAATGGGTCTCGCCCAGTGGAGCTGTGCTACAACTTAAACATCTTGATGAAGACTCTGATGCTATGAAGTTGCAGGGTTTTTCTGTGACTTTCCTAGGCTTTGATGAACTTGGTAACTGGCCATCACCAGAACCTATTGATATGCTTGGGGCTACCATGCGTTCGGCTGCCGGCGTACCAGTTCTATTCAGAGCTTCTGCTAACCCAGGTGGTCCAGGACATAACTGGGTTAAAGAAAGATACATTGATAATGAAGGCGGTGAATCGATATTCATTCCGTCTAAGATACAAGATAACACTCCTCTGATGGAGAACGACCCGGGTTACATTGATCGGATCAAAAAGAGTGGACCAGAATGGCTCGTAAGAGCATGGTTAGATGGTGATTGGAACATAGCGCCAGGTGCTTTCTTCGAAGGTGTGTGGGATCCAAAGATACACGTGGTGGAGCCTTTTGATATACCATTAGAATGGAAAAGATGGAAATCATATGACCATGGATACAAATCTCCAGCTGGATGCGTCTGGTTCACACAAGACTATGATGGTATAATCTATATCTACAGAGAACGTTATTGGAGTTCTAAACCTAACAAAGGTAGCGAATCACCGATAGAAGAAATAGCAAAGGATATTATCGATGCAGAAAGTCAAGAGAAAAAGCTTAAAGTTAAATTTAAGAGCAATGTTGCCGATTCTGCAATCTTCATGCGTGACGGTCGCCATAAAAGTGTTGCAGACGTATTTGCTGATTATGGTGTTGTTTGGGAGTCTAGCGCGAAAGGTCCGGGATCTAGGATCCAAGGTTTACAGGAGATTGTTGATCGTTTGGCTAACGAGAACTTAAAGGTTTTTAGCACTTGCAAACATTGGTTAAGAACTGTGCCTTCATTACCTGCTGATCCAAAGAGGGTAGAGGACATAGATACAAGTGCAGAGGATCATTTATTTGATGCTACTAGGTATGGATTAATGTTAAGAAGAGCAAGATCTGTGAAACCCAAACCAAAGACAAGGGGTCCAAAACCATTTACGTTAGAGTGGTTAGACAAAATAGACGAAATGTATACTCAGGATGAACCATGGATAATTTAAATATACTATCAGATGATCCTAGCTTAACAAGTGGTATATCGCCTGGTGCTCAGGGGTTATTGAAGAAATTTCAACAGAATGTTGAACTATCTTATAAGAAGTGGAAAACCAAATACAAAGAAATAGAACACGCTCGTAAGTACGCTTTAGGTCGTATGAATGAGCGTACTCAGATAATGACCGAAACGCAAGCATTATATGAGGGTAATCGTTTAATAAAAGGTAATATTATCCATGCTACACTGCAAGGATTGATACCATATATCTATGCTAAAAATCCAGAAATAAAAATTAGACCACAAGAATATGTTGAACCCAGTGGTTATGAATATCGTATTGCAGATTTGTTTTCACAGACGCTAGAGATTATTTTGAATGAGTCTTTAAAGAAGGCAGAATTAAAAAAGATTGCAAAGCAAGTATTGCGCTCTTGTATGACTAGTAAAATTGGTGTTGTAAAAGTTACTTATCAACGTGATTATTATAAAGATCCTTTAGTTAGTAGGCAATTTAATGATGCACAAGATAGTATTGCTAAAATGCAAAGTGATTTACAAACCTTGATGGCAGATAAAGAAGACACTTCAGATAAAGAGGCTTTAATAGAAGAAGTACAAAACACTATGACGGCATTGCAGGATCAGGTAGAAGTTCTACAAAGAGAAGGATTGAATCTTGGTTTTATTAGACCTGAAGATTTTAGAATGGATACCTCACTGGATACATTACAAGATTACGATCAAGCTAAATGGATGGCCAATGTTACTTGGATGACTCCATCAGACGTTATGGAACGTTTCCAACTTACCAAAGAAGAAACTGAAAAGTTTACTGTTTATAGACGCACACAAGATGGTATTTTAAACCGTTTGAGAAGGGATGAATCTTGGAGCAGCAATCAGACTGAAGATGTAAACTTAGCTATGGCGGTTTGGGAGTATTGGGATAGAACAACTCAAACAGTATACACTTGGGTAGAAGGGTGTGAGAAATGGGTAAGAGAACCATTTGCACCAAAGAGAATGGGTGATGTATTTTTTCCATATTTCATCTTAGGACTAAATTGGATAGATGGCCAAGAATGGCCAATATCAGAGACAGAATTATTGATGTCATTGCAAGATGAATATAACACAATAAGATCACAACAAAGTAAACATAGGGAATTATCAGCGCCCTTCTTCATTGCTGACGCCTCTCGCGTTAATTACGAAGATATAGAAGTTTTTAGTAATGCATCTATTGGTGAGATAGCACTCATTAACGCTTCAGGTCAAGATGTAAGATCTGTGTTTCAACCATCTAATCCTCCACCAATGAATCCAGCTGTTTATGATACTACACCATTAAGAGTAGATATGGAATGGATAAGTGGTTTGGGTGATGCGCAACGTGGTGGAGTTATGCGGGCAAAAACAGCGACTGAAGCTAATATTCAACAAGCTGGTTTAGCAACAAGAGTTCAAGAAAAAGTAGATATAACTGAAGATTGGTTGAAGAAGATAGCTTGGTTCGCCGCGGAAATACTATTGCAAGAAATACCACCTGAGAAAGCTCAAGAAATTGCTGGTCCTAATGCATTTTGGCCTATACTTAACAAACAGCAATTATATGATTCTGTATATTTAGATATAGCTGCTGGTAGCACTGGTATGCCAGATGCTGATGCTGAACGTATGAGGTGGACAGAATTGATGCCTTTATTAATGCAAGGCATACAGTTTGTACAACAATTACGCCAAATGGGTATTCCAGATCAATTTAACCCATATATACAATTATTGGAGGAGACTTTTAAGCGATTTGACGAAAGAATTGATATTGCTAAGTTTTTACCGCCTATTCCACAAGAAATGCAGACATGGATGATGCAAAATCAAGCTATGCAATCTGCAATGGGACAATCATCTGGCAACGCTATGCAACCACCGCAACAAGCACCTCCTCAAGAAGTAAATGAAGCGGTTAATGCGCCAGAAAATAGGACGAATCAACGTCTTAGAAACAACAATCGCCAACCATAGGGAGAAATGTAATGGCAGAAGAACAAAAGGAAATGAATGACACTGAAATGTATGAAGATACATTAGGGGTGTTAGAGAAAGAGTACGAGAGCATGCAAGAGGAATCCACAGAGGAGATAGTTAATGCAGCAGACAGTACAGAATCAGACGAGCCAGTTGAACAACAAGTTACTGAAACTCCCACGTACAAAGAAGCTGAGACAGCACAGCAAGAATCCAGCGACACAGAAGATGATAGACAAGAGGCATCAACAGAAACGCTTCCAACGAGCAAGACAGATGAAACAAGGCCGGATTTAGATCCAGAAGATGCAGATCTTTATGGAAATTTAAAACCTAAAGCCCAAGCGCGTTTTGAACACTGGATAAATAAGGCAAAAGACCTAGAATCACAGAATCAAGAGTTATCGGTATCCAAAGAGTTACAAGATTACATTTTAGGATCTGGTACTAACCCACAACAGTTAAACTGGTCATTAGATATTTTTAATAATTTAAATTCTGGTGATTACCACAAGGCTGTTAACGCGTTGAAATCATTAGATACATTTGCCGATCAAATTGGTGAGAAGTTAGGTGTTAATTCCTCTGGTAATGAAGATGTAAATTATAATGACTTTCAAGATCTGAGTGGCGCTGTAGAAAACCTAGAGATGAGTGAGGAGTGGGCGAATAAATTAGCTTCGCAAAGGGTAACAGAGAGCGCACAAAACCAAGCTAGAAGTGATTTCACACGGATGAACGAAGATCATAATAATTATCAAGCAGCATATACTGGTGCTGCCAACAATGCATACCAACAAATATCACAATGGGAAAACCAGATAAAAGAATCTGATCCCGATTATGCTTTAAAATCTGAAGCTATGCAAGAGGTTGGTAAACGATTAGCACAAACTCAATTTCCACCGCAAGATTGGTTACCTATGTTGCAAAACGAGTATAATGTATTGAGCGAGG